CTCTTTGTAATGCTGTTGCTGTTTCCATGCGAGAAACTTGAGCCAAACCAGACTGTGCTTCAGCAGCCTGACCCCTAGCAGTACCAAGCACACCAGTTGCCATTTTATTCTTAACTGACTTTGCTCCTTCATCTGCTTTCTGCAATTGCCCACTGTAGGCTGCAGCAGTATCTCCTGCAGAGGCTACATTTGTTACTTGTCCTAAAGACAAGTTACTCGTAAGTGCTTGAGCAACGTCTGCAGAAGCACGCCCTCTAATGGAGTCACGATAGTTTTCATCTTTAGCTTTGTCACGCATCTTAATGAGAAGCGGTTCATAATTAGCTTTAAAAAACTCATACTCTGCTTTTGCTACAGCAGCACTAGCCTTTTCTGCTTCAGAAGGTTTGTAATCTTGCTTTTTAGGTTTACTACTCATCAAACTCTCCTTGTATAAACAGAATGGTTTAGTTTCCATCCTGCGTCTAACCAACGCTGCGTAAACGGCTTTGGTGTACGAACTTCTAGCTCTATGTACCCTGCCTTACTTGCTTGCTCAGAAAAAAAGGGCATATGCTTTAATACACAATCTTTTCCCCTTTCTTCTGCCCATGCTATCCAAATCAATAGCGTTGACGTTCTTGCATACTCATCTTTTAAACCAGTGGTTACAACAAACCCTTCTGAAGCTACCCACAACTGTGCTTCACCATTAACACAAGCTGCATACACATCCTCTGGTATAAAAGTTAATTGCTCCTGATCTGTTAATATCTCCTGTATCCCATCCTTAACCCAAGGCCAGTGATCCCGAATATCAGATAACTGCGGCTCATCGGATCTCTCTTCCATACCTGTTTCTCCTCCTGTTTAATGGTAGGAATGGCCCACCATATCGCACTTTCCTAGCTACGCCAGTATCTGACTGCGTTGCTTTACGCTCTGCAGTAGTTAAACCAACGTTATATATTTGCCTGTATACATCGGCTCCTCGTAGATCACTCCATTCTCGATTTGGCATACGCAACAATCGGAACAAAGTACCATTAACAATGGCTTCTCTGTGATCATCCATGATGTCATCACTGCAACTGGTAGACGTATGTAACGGCTTTAATTGAACTCGTAACCGTGTACTGTTTGCCGTTGTCTCATTAGGCACGGGTACAAGATAAAACAATGTACGAGACTGCTTAACAAAGTATTCAGGCGTGCCATAGTAAGAAGGCTCACGCCATTTAGGTTTGCGCTCCTCTAGTAACGTAGTAGAGATAGGCTCTAAAGCATCTCCGTTGTACAACACCCACATAATTTTATGGACAGCTGTATCAGCTGGTGGCTCAAGGTCGTACTCATATATACCGGATACTGTTGTAATAGGATCTAGCTCTGCCTGATACACTCCTGTTTGCTCACATAACTCAATTACAGTAGAGCGAATATTTGATTCAATCAGTGAATCAGGGCAGCTTTGTACCATCGGGATTATTTCAGGTAATAAAGACTCATACGTAGCCATTTAACCTACTCCCCCCATTTGAGATTGTGGATTAACCTCAGTATTTGGGCTGGTTGTTAAATCAATTTGAGACTTCCCAGTAACTAAAGCTAAAAATAAATTATAATAAGAGTTTGCTTTTTGTTGACTACCTACATACTCGCTGTCTTTCATATAACACATATATAAAACATAATGCATAACGGCATTTGCAAACACATCAGGGACAGCTAAATTACCATTTGCAGCTACTGTCGCTGGATTAGCTGAATAAATAATTTCTAAAAAAGAAGAAGCCCCACTAGCAACCCCAGGATAAACATAGTAATTACGAGGGTTTTGATCTTCATACATATAATGCTTAATTAAAGAGCCGTGCTTTGCATCCCCTTTTACAGTAGGGTCATGCCAAGACGGTTGTATTGAATCCAATGAATCTCTTGAAACTAAACGAGTAGCTCGTTTTCCTGTGCCTACTCTTGTGCCTGTAAGAACCAAAAATCCCATCCCAGCATGTGCCGTACAATAGGTGTATAACGTAGGTGCGTCAATTCCAACGGTGATCTTTGTAAATGCCGTACCAGATCCAGGTGTGCCTGACGTTGTTACACCTGTTGTATACTCAGAACCACCGCCATGTGAGCCGTTAGCCGTTGTAGAAAACCGTAGTGGATGCCCACTGTTACTAGAGTGAGACTGATCAAAAGTATAAGTGCTACCCTCTTCAAGCGTTAGTGTTTGAAAAGAACCGTCAGTATAAAACTTATTACCACCAGAATTAACCACAGTTATAGTGTACGTCTTTTCAATCATCGCCATGTTGCGTACTACACGGAGCAAACGATTACCGTCATCCGGTATTGTCTGCTTAGTGCCTTCGCTTAACGCAACGGTTGCATTGGTAGCAGTCGCATCAGGCTTATAAAGAGCTATCTCTCGCTGAGCGTCATTAACCCAAAGCACCAGTTCATTAGTAGAAGACCAGCGAATGCCAGCAGTATCTTGTAACGTTTGTTGAACCCTATCTAAAACACTTTGAACTGAAACAGTCATTTATCACCTATCTAAATAGGCTTGCCATGCAGCTTCCCTTTCATCTGTCCCTACGGTGCGACCAGCAACTCGATTAACAGCGGCAGCTTTTGGAGAGTTATCCGTCTTAAAGTCTTCAGGATTACTTTCATTAACAAGCGTTTCTATTGCAGCTACTACAGCGTCTAAGTCCTCAAAGGTTTTAGGCTCGTCATTAAGATTAATCTCAATGTCGGTATCCATTGCAGCTACTTCTTCTACCCAAGTTTCAGCAGGTTCTTCAGTTGATTCCACAACTGGTTCAGGTAAACCAGAGATTTTTGCTCCCATTTGCAATGCAACGGAACCTATCTCATCAGAGACTTCACGCTCAACTCCTGCTTCAAATAAAACAACTGCTCCACTAAGTAGTGCTACTCGTAGATCAGCTTCAGAAACTACTTTCATAGTTGCTCCTTAAAATGAGTCCTCCCCCGAAAGAGAGGACTCGATAGGTTTTACCCTACAATGAGGTACATAGTTAGTGTACCAGTTGTAGCACCAGTAGCAGGTCCTGCTTGTACTGTCACATCAATTGTGTCATCAGCAGTAAATGTTACTGGGGCAGTTGCTGTACTACCGTGAGTAGCGTTACCTATTGCAAGGCTAGAGGCTGTACCGCCAGCTTGACCAATAGTTGAGCCATCAATGATAGAAGCAGCTGCGCCACCATAACCAACGTCTAGGACGATAGAAGGTGAGCCACCAGTGTCAAGGTCAGTCGTAGTTAAGATAGCACCATATACTGTTTCACCTTTAAACACATCAACCATCTGAACAATATCAGCGGCTGAAAGTGCAGCAGTGATTGAGTAGGAAGCTACCCGAACTCCTAAGTTACCTTGGGGAAAGTTCTGGAACGCGGAGTTACCAGATACAGAGTTAGATGTAAATGTCGCCATTTGTCATTCCCCCTTATTGTGCAGTATCAAGAGCAATCACACCAAAGTCTTGAACAGACCCACTTTGATCACTGTTGTACTTAGGTTTACGGAGGCCAAAGATTTTGCCTATCGAAATACCAGCTTGGTTCTCGTAGTCAAAAGTATCTTCAACGATTTCAGGCAACCCAATGTCAGCCATAGCTAGGGATTGTGCGCCACAGAACAAGGCTCTCGCACCTGTTACGTTAGCGTTTGCACCCCACTTGTAGCCAGCTGCACCAGCATTAGAGTTAGTACCTGTAGTTGCGCCAGATGTATTATAAACGTGACGGAACTCATGGACCATTACGCCATCAACCATCAAGCTAGAAGTGCCTGAGAACAATTCGTTCTGAGGTCCTCTAACTGAAGCTTGTCTAACGTTAGCCAAGAAGTCTGAGTCAAGCTTGAGATCAGCCATCTGAGAAGGTGTTACAAATAAATGGAACACTTCTTGGTTTCCTGCAGCACGCATACCACGGAGATAGTTATCCTTGGCAAAGGCTTTAAGATCAACAATATGTCGATACTTCAGAACGTCAGTAGCAGCTACTGCAGTAGTGTCACCTGCTGCAAGATTGTCACCATTGACTCTTCTGTGCCTGTCGGCTGTAGGAGCAGAAACATCAGAGGAGAACTCAAGGTCTGCCAAATCATGTCCTGCTGTTGGAGATGCATTTCTCAATGCGCCATTTGTTTTGTTGGTGTAAGCAACACCTGCTAACGTTAAAAACGCTAACTGGTCTATTCGATCAGACATAGCATAAGCTAGTGCATCACGAGATTGCTCACGGAAGTTAACAACACTCTTCTGGTCAGCCAATCTACCAGACATGCGGTTTGCAAATCGTAGTTGATCTAGCTCGATGGTGATGTCAAAGCTTCTGAGTGCTTCTTCATTACCTTCCAGAGTGTTGTCACCAGTGATACCATCGCCTGTCATATCCGCTAATAGCGTTATAACAGCCTTAGTACCCTTCTCGTTCTTTGTTAATTCGGTTACACGCTGTACCATAGCGTTCTGACCAGCCCCTGCGAACTGATTAATGAACGACATGTTACGTGCAACTCGCCAAAAGTCGCGTGACCAAGCGGTTAGTTGATTGCTAGTCAGCGACGCAAAGTTAGTAAGAGCCATTTCGGTTCTCCATTATGCGTTACACTTTGGGCATAAGCCCACCCTAGCCGTTTTATGGGACGGCTAATCCGTTTCCTCGTATCGTGAGGTACGTCTTAGCGCAGATTTGAACAAGGCGCGACCCTTGGAACCTTTAACGTCTGTCAGACGAGGCCGTTTTTACCGTGTACGACACGCTCTAATAT